TTGGGTGCTTCGGCGGTCGTGAACTCGTCGGCGGTTGTCATGTGGCGTGGTCCTATTTATTGGAGTTGATGATTTGGCGGATTGTTTCAATACGGTCAGGAGCTGCTCGCCACGGCTTCTTGGTTTTACCGGTTCCCTCGAATGGGATTGGTGGCATTGTTGTGCCGTTGACGATTGCGAGAGCTGATGCGAGACAGAACTGACTTCGTTTGCAGAATCGTTTGTGTCCATGCAATCGTTTATCCCAATCGAAGACGGCGGCGAGACCGCGATGGTTGGTAAATGAATGAAACACTTGCTTGGTGTTCATGTGGCTGGCGGGCCTTTCCTTGTTGTGGGCTTACTGGGATTTCGGGATTGAACTGTACCTTAGCGGGACGGTGTAGGTCGGTCAAGCATAGCGAGCAGTTCGGCCCACACCTTGGCTGGCATCACCGCGTACCATTCGTCGACGTCCTGGCTGCCGCGACGTTTGATGATGACGGTGCCGGTGAACGCCCTGGCGTTGCCCATCTCGGTCTCGAGCTCGCGGATGTAGCCGGGGATGTCGAACTTCTTCTCGGCTTTCACCTCGATGCAGACGCCGGGCATGCCGTCGATGTCGCCGCGGTCGTCGGTCCAACCGGCACGGCTGCGTTCGGCGTTGATCCAACCGAACTTCCGCAGCCACTTGGCGACGAGCAACTCGGCCCGATTACCTTTGCGCTTGTTTGGATGAGCCACGGGCTCTCACTCTACGACGCGCCTCGCGCCGTCTCTCGGTCGTCGTCATCCCGCCCCAGATACCTATCTCCTCGGCGGCAATCGCATGCTCGAGGCAGTCGACGCGCACCGGGCACTTGTAGCAGTACGACTTCGCCTCGATGACGAGACGCCTGACGCCTTCCTCGAAGAACACGTCGCCCGAAACGCCGATGCAGGCGGCCTGTCGGTACCACGACGGGCGTCTCGGGACGAACGCGTTGTCTTCGTTGTTCCAGTTAGCGATCGGTTCTTGCGTCACGACGCTTCAAGACTTTCTTTAGTCGGGCGGCGTCACGCTGCTGGATGTGGTCCGACCAGTACTTCACCGCCATGATGAAGCATCCGATGAGCACGATCGCGAACACTGCGACGTGCCACGGCTGGTAGGTGTCTTCCGGGTTCTCTGGTCCAGTCATCCAGAGTCCGATCCATGCCGCCGTCAAGACGGTGAGGCATCCGAGTTTCTCCATTGGTTTCATGTTCCCTCCTTGTGGGTTCGGTTTCGACCTTAGGGCATTACTGTCCGAGAGTGGTGGATGCTTTCTGCCAGGTGGTCCACTGCTTCCAGCCGCCGTACTGCCAGATGGCGAGCGCGGCCCGGGCGGCGGTCTCGGGGTCGAGCAGGTCGTCGCAGGTCTTCACTATTCGCATGGCTTGCAGATAGCCGTCGGGCCACCACCGGTTCGGTCGGCACCACGACTTCGTGTGGAGCTGGAACGCGGACCATGAGGTCTGGTTGTCGCCGCGGACGTGGTTGAGGCAGCGTGACTCGAACCAGGTCACCGCGCCGACCATGTCGAGTTCTTCTTGGGGCCAGCCGACGTCGCGGGCGACGTCAACCCACCCTGGGCAGGATTGGCCTTCGGCGACCTCCAGAGGCCGTCTGAGCGGTGCCGGTGGCTGGAGGGTGGTGCTGGTGGTTTGCGGCGCTCTGGAGGGCTCTGGAAGCGTCTGCGGGGCTTCCACGGCTTGGGCTGGCATGAGCCCGAGGAGGGTGGCGACCGCCAGTATCAGGGCCGCTGTGATGGTTCTCATGATGTCTCCGTTCTCGGGTAATACCGCACCAGCCAAGGAGGGAAAACTGGTGCGGGGAGGTCGACTCGTGACGCCCGCCGAGGCCGAGGACGCTCCGTCCGCAAGCCTAGTGGACGCCTCCTTTGGAGTCCAAGGAAAACCCTATCGGATGTCGGGGCGGCCGATCAGCTTCATTCCGACGACCATCTTGACCGGGATGTGGCAGACCGAGTCGACTTCGTTGGTGCCTTCGATGCGGGACTGGTAGAGGGTGACGTGGTCCGGGTTGCCGCCCTCCTGGGTGGGGATGAGCCATCCGACGCTGTGGACGACGCACGGGTCTTGTTGGAGTTCGCCGATGGTTTGCCAGCCTGGGTGGTCGGAGTGGGTGTCGTGCCAGGTGACGATGGCGAGTGTGCCGAACTCTTCTAGTCGAGCCATACGACGTACTCCCCGGTGACGCGACCCTTCTCAGGGTCGATGAAATGCAAGCGTTGCGACGGTCTGGCTTGGGCGGCGAGGTGTTCGGCGGCGTAGGCGTTGGATGATTCGGGGCTGCCGGTGATGAAGACGCGGTTGCCGTTGCCGATGGTGGCGGAAGTTGGGTTGTGCCAGTGGCCCATGTAGCAGTCGTCGAACGGCGGTACGACGCCTGCGGCCCACGCCGAGACGCGGCGCTGGATGGCAAAGAGCGGCAGACCCGAGTAGGTGCGGACTTCGTCGCCGTGTACGAGCAGCACCTTGTAGTTGCCGATCGCGAAGTTCTGGTACCAGTTGTCCGATTGTTGCCAGGTGACGTGGGCGATGTCCTTGGTCCTGTCCTGGACGATTCGGTACGCCATCCGGTCGATGTTGTCGCCCTTTGGCATCGTGCCGTACTTGCCGATGCGGCCGTGATTGCCGAACTCGCACACCACCCGCACCGACTCGAACTCCGATGCCAGGGTGCGCACCAGCTTCTCGATGATGCGGGCACACTCGAACAGCTGTTCGAACAGGTGCGCCTCAATCTCGTAGACCTGGGATTCGTAGATGCCGAGTCCCTCGACCATGTCGCCACCCAACATCAACACCGCCTCCTTCACCGGGTGATCGGCGCGTTGGATGCCGGTGATCTCGATGACCTTCTCGGCGAACAACTCGATGCGTTTCGCCAACGTCTCGATGCCATAGGTGACGGTCTTCTTCCCGAGCTGCCAGTCGGTGGCGTGAATCAACGCAACTTCGGCCTTGCGGCGTCGCTTATCCAAGGCAGGCCGCTTGACAGCGAGTCCTCGCCCAGACGCCTTAGCTGCCTCATAGGCGGCCGTGTAGACCGCGTTGACGAGGTCGTCGGTTCGGCGTTTGTTGGCGGCCGCTTCGAGCTGCGCCTTCTTGAGCAGCCTCTGGAGTTCGTCGATTTCACGGAGGTGCTCGTAGGCGCTCACTGTTTCTCGGCCTTGATGAGGTCGGTGCGCACACGCGCCACCGCCGAATGCGACACCGAGAACCCGGTCGATTTCACGACACGCAGAATCACCGACGTCGAAATCGTCGGGTCGAGGCACGCCTTCTGGAAGTCCTTCCACCGCTCCTTGCCGAGGTGCTTCTCCAGCCTTTCCTCGGTTCGTGCGACGTTAGGACGCTTTGCGGCCTCCAACTTTATTGCGTCGAACAACTCTCCCATTCCCTGTCTCCTTTATGTGCCACTCGAGGTGTGAATCCACCTTACCTTCGACTCGGTCCATCGTGTGGGATACCCGGTTGAGGGCGTCCATGACCGAGGCGTGGTCCCTGTGGTTCTCCTTGCGGAACGAGTGGATGACGGCGACGATGACGGCCCCGACGGCGGTGGTGGCTGCGACGAGGATGGGGACGTATGGTTCCATTAGAGGGCCTGTTTGGCTTTCAGTTTGTCGAATCTGGTCTTGTATCCAGCCGGGTCGTCGGCCAGCATTGGGGCGATTTCCAGGTGGAACCAGTCGCCGCCGGGTGTGCCGGAGACGGTTGGTCGTTCATAAGTCTGCCACGCTTGACGGTCGCAACGCCACCCGCGACCGTGACCTTCCCAATAGTCGATCACCATTTCGATGCGCAGAAAGTTCGCGTGCTCGACGAGGAAGTCGATGGTTTGCAACGCCTGCTTGCGGCCGTTCGGAATCCCTTTGTCGCCGAGATGACGCCACGACAAATCCATCGCACGCCCCGTCGCGTGGACGGAGAGGGTGGTCTTGCCTCGCATGTTGCGCACGACCCACGTGCCGTTGTTCCACAGCGCCCCACCGGAGAGTTCGCAGACTTCGCGGACGAACTGTTCCGTCCCTGCGCGTTTCGCTTGCGCTGGGCCGTCGCTCGTCCCGGTGTATTTACGCGGCTTCACTGCCGCGCCCGAACGACGGATCCTTCGGGTTCAACCAGCGCAGCACCGGCGGGATGAGTGCGGCGACCGCAGCCTTGGCGAGGTCTTCGGGCGTGTAGTTGCCGGTCGCGACGACCGCTGCGACAGCGCCCAGGGCGCTGCGGGCGTAGGAGAGGAGCATCTGTTTGTGTTGGTCGGTGAGTTTCATTCGGGTTCTCCGTTCGTCGGTGTCGTGAATTGTTCGCCATCCCAGAGGTCGCCGATACCGGCGTATTTGCCGCGTGATGCGCCTTCGACCGGGTTGTTGTTGTAGGAAGTTTGCACCCATTCACCCGTCAAACCAATCGACGCAATAAACGCTTTGCCTGCGGCCTCGGTCGGTGCATCGTTGTTGCTCACGACAATGATTTCTCGGACTGTGCCATCTTGAATGCGTGCGAAATGTGCCATGATTAATCAATCCTGAATGAACCTGTTGAATCGTATGCGTAATAAGTGTATGAACCGCTTGTTCCAGTTGAAGGCGAACCCGTAGTTGTAACAGAAAACTTTGATAGATCGGCCGTCAAAATCCTCAATACAACTCGACCAGAGCCGCCAGCACCAGCGTTGTTATTGTAAGACGCGCCACCGCCACCGCCACGATTCGTTGTACCAGATGTACCAGTCGTCGTTCCTGAACCAGCACCACCGCCGTCGCTCGCAGTGCCGTTGTTGCCGTTCCCGCAACCGCCGCCACCGCCTGAATAGGCGATTGAAGAACCCGTGTATGAGTTTGTTGAGCCAGCACCACCTGTTCGGGTTGCGCCACCAGCACCGACGCCGCCAGCACCGCCACCACCGCCGCCGTTAGAACCGTCGCCCGTGCCACCTGCGTTGCCTTCACCAGAAATGCCACCAGCACTTGCACGGTTTGCGCTACCACCGCCACCAGAACCGCCGACATTCCCTTGATCGCCCGTGCCGTTGCCGCCTTGATACGCACCGCCACCACCGCCGCCATTCGCAGAACGAATAAACGATGACGCTGTGCCATTCTTTCCGTTGCCTTGATTGCTTGACCCGCCAGCACCACCTGCGCCAACCGTGACCGTGTAGGTGTTGCCCTTTGCGATTAGGTCAGTTGCAGTGCGAAAACCACCGCCGCCACCGCCACCACCGAAACTGCTTGAACTACCACCACCGCCGCCGCCGCCACCGCCGACCAGCAGATAGTCGACGCTTAGAGTGTTGCTGCCGCCACCGCGAAAAAAGATGGAGCTTGACGCGCTGGTGAAATAAATGACTCCGCCCTCCCATTGCGCCAATGTCGGTGCCGTACCGGCCGAAGAGTTCAACGTCATCCCCGCACCGGCGACGAGGCTGATTGTGCCCGAACCGATCGAGTGAACCCAGAGTGCGTCACCGGCGTTGAACACGCTGTTCGGTACGGTGACGGTCCCGGCGGAACCCATGTTCATCACTTCGCGTGTGCCCTTGTCGGATGCCTGCAACGTGTAGTTCGCAGTTTGGGTGGAGACCGACAGATTGAAGTCGTTGCTCTGGAGGTCGTTCATCTGGGCGGCGGTGAGTGTCTGACCGCTGGTGAAGGTTTGCTTGGCCATACGTCGACTTATCCTAGCCCAACGTCGACATCGTCGAGAGCGGATGTGTCGAGGATGAACGCGGTCAGGAGTTGCGCCTGGCCGAGGCCGAGAGTGACGGTGTGGGTGTTGGGTGTGATGTTGTGGATGATCTGCTCGACGTACATGGTGCGTTGCACGGTGGTTGGTGAGCCGACGGTGAAGCTCTTTGTCACCGACACGAGGTCGCCTATCTCGAGGGTGGAGACGGCTTGGGCGTTCACCGCCGACAGGCCGTTGAGGACGAGATTGATTTCGTTGAAGCGGAACACCGGGTCTTTGTACTTGTCGCGCAGGTTCTGCGCCAGCGTGGTGCCAGCGGCGAGGGTGTCGAGTGGTACGTCGTTCAGGCTGAGGGTTTGGATGCCGAACTCGGATTGCGATGTGGCGTCGGATGCGGTCGCCAGGGCGAGACCTTCGACGCCGACCTGAATGTTGTTGTAGAGGGTTTCGACTCCGTAGCCGACCGAGAGTCCTTGGTATGGGATGGCGGTTCCGCCTGCGTCTCCGAAACTCAAGGTTGCGGTCCCGAACGTGAAATCGACGGTCGGTTGGAACGTTGCGGTGCCGCCGCGTGAGATGAAGAACCGGCCGTCCTCGGCGATGACGACCGCGTCGATGGCGGATTTGACGTTGTCGTTGTCGTCGTAGGCGACGGTTCCGCACGTGAAGTTGCCGGTGCTGATGCTGCGGGTCGCGGTCGAGTAGCCGACCTCGGGCCGGTCAAGGATCGCCGCGACCCGGGCGGAGGTGAGTTGGCTCGACGGGTTGAAGGCTTTCAAGTTGGTGCGACCGAGTTGGGCGAGGTCGTCGACGAGGCTGACGATGGCGCGGGAAATCTTCGGCTGTTCGTAGTCGATGTCAAGGTCGCGGACACGGCCGACGAACAGCGGCTCGTTGCCTGCGGTGCCGCCGTAGATTTGCGCGTACCGCATCGGGGCGATGCCGTACCCGGACTCGACGTAGGGTGACGCGGTGTTGGACGGATCGAACGCACGGCTCGATGCCTGGTCGTCGAGGATGATGGTGGCGACACCGATCGGCATGGAGGCGAGCTGGTCGGGGCGACCGCGACGGATGCTCACCGACAGCACGTACTCGGTGACGTCCGCGAAGTCGACGTCGCCGTCGAGCACGTTCGGGCCGTTCAACGTGGAGGAGTCGAGTTGGAACTCGTTCTGCAGCAGCCCGGTGTCGAGCAGCACCTTGTAGGTTTGGCCCCAGATGGCGGTCTTTGCCATCGTCTAGACCGCCGTGTAGTAGCGCTGGTCGCCGCCGCCGAGATGGTACGCACGCAGGTAGTCGGCAATCTCCTGCCCGACCTGCTGCGGGTTCACCACGCTGGACTGCACCACGATCTCCACCTTGTCCGGCAACTGAACCTGACCCGGGTCGATGAAACCACCAGGCACCGGGGTCGGCACGAAAGGGATGTCAGGCAACCCCGACGGGTTCTGTGCGGAGAACTTCGGCACCGAAGCCGCAGCCTTCGCCACCTCCTCCAACGCCTTCCGGTACTCCTCGAGCGCATCGGTCTCTTCCTCGAGCGCCTCCCTGTACGCATCAGACGCTTCCTTGGCGCGCAAAGACAGTTGTATGACCGCAGCCTGGAACGGCAACAGTTCGGCGTCACCTTCACGCAAACCTTCCGTCGTGATACGCAGCTGTCGCCGCGCCTCGTTCAACGAATCGGTGACCTCAATCTGGCGGTCCTCTGCGTCGACGACCGCGAACTTCGCCTCAGCGAGACGAATCTCGGCGAGCCGTATCGCATCCGGTGTCGCCTCAGGGTCCTTGCGTAGATCGGCGAGTTCCTTCTCCGCGTCACGGACCGCAATGACCGATTCTTCGACGTCAAACTTGGAGCGGGCGACACCACGTTCGGCTGCCGCAACCTTGCGTTGCGCGGCCGCAATCTCCTCCGGTGTGCCACCCATCTGCGCCTTGGCAAGCTCTTCCTGCGCCTTCTTCAAGTCCTGCTCGGTGTCGATCAGCGACTTGCGGCGGTCCTCGGAACGCTTCTTAGAGTTGGTGAAAGCCTTCAACGCGGACTGGCCGTCGGAGACCGCCTTGTTGTAGTCCTTCTGACGGTCGGCGAACTTCTTCACCTCGTCGGCAGCCTTCTTCACCTTGCCACCGGCACCAGAAGCCTCGTCGCCGAACTCCTCCAACGACTGCTTTCCACCCTTGGCGTTCTGGGTGACGCGAGCCAGGCCGCGTTCAACCACGTCCAGTGGACCTTTGGCGATGATGTCAAGACGTTTGGCGGTGCGATCAACGGTGTCACGGAATCCGTCGAATGCACCCTGAACTTCTTCTGTACGTCGGGCGATTGCGCCTTGAATCGTTTCAATCGGTTTGCCAAGCGCGAGTGCGGCACGAACCAAGTCGATTGCCGCAAAGAGAGGACTGAGTGTCGCCACCACGCCTTCCATGAACTTGTACACACCCAACGCCACTTGTTCCAGGTTGTTTAGGATGGCGATGCCCGCCTCACCGAATGCCGCAACGAACACCGCCAACGCCGACTTCACACCTGTGCTTCGGAACTCGTCCACGGCCATGCTCACCGCCGGTATCACCTTGTTCGTGAGATAGCCGACGACCTCCGTCAAGACCGGCAGCAACATTTCACCGAACTGTTCCCGCAACTCATCCACCGCAATACCGAATGCACGGAACCTGCCTTGTGCCGAATCAGCCGAAGCCGCCGCGGCTCCCTCGAACGTGTCCGACAACGTGCGCAACACCGCATCAAAGTCCTTCGCCTTGACCGCGTTCTGATCGAGCGGCACACCGAGCCGGGTGAGAGCGGTGAACTGGCCCTGGCTCGCTCTGGCCAACCCGAGGGTGACCTGCTCGAGGTCTCGTCCGGTACCTGCGGAGATGTCGAGCGCCACCTCGAGCAACTTCTGCGACTGAGTCAGGTCACCTGTTGCACGGACGAGCGTGGACAGGGCCGGGCGGAGTTGGTCGTCGGCGACCGCCGCCGCCTTCGATGTTTCCGAAATGAAGCGTTCGGTCGAGGCGACGAGTTGTTCTGATTTGCCGAACGTCGTTTCCAACGCTTGGGCGAGGAGGGCTTGTGATTGTGCGTCCTCGGCTGCCGCTTTGACGGCAAGCCCAGCCGCCGCCGTCACCGCACCGAAAGCAGCCGTACCGGCGATTGAAATCGTCTTGAACGACGGAATGAGATTGGAAAGTTTGCCGCCGAGACCGCCACCACCCAGCGACTGTTCAGCCTCACCCTTGACCTTGTCGAAGGTGCCGATGAGCTGCTTGGCGTCGCCGACGAGCTTGACGAGAAACTCGCGTGACACGGCCATGACGACCGATTCTACTCAGTACAGATTGAGCGATTTCCGTAGTTCTCGGAACTCCACCAGCAACGACTGCGCAATCTGCGTCTGCGTCATACCGTTGAAACGCGACAAGTCCTGCGGATCGGTCCACCAACGCTCGTCAAGAATCTCCGCCACACGCCGACTGCCGTGCGGCTCACGCCAAGTTGCGGTCTTCGGGGAACGGAACGATTGCACCGAACGGAACGTGGAGAAGTCACCCGGGTCGAGGAACGCACCGTGCTGTTGCTTGAACCCCGGCTCGATGCCTGGGCGATGCTGCGGACGGTAGAACAGGCGTGCAGGGTCCTTGGTCTGCGGGTCGCCTGCGACGTTGATGCGCTCGAGCAGTTGCACCCAGACGTCGCTCCAGATGTGCCCCGGTACGGGCTTGGCGAGCGGCAACACCAAATGCCAGTGCTCGTCATCGGGCTGATGCGACCACGTGGTGTAGGCGAGGTACTCGAGTCCGTCGAGTTTGGCGTAGTCGAACGATTCGCCGTCCATGTCTACGACGAGACACGTCACGTTCTTGACGTTGCGGTTGCCTCGCGTCGACAGGTGGTAGTACTCAACCGGTGACCAGAGTTCACGGTTCGTCTTGTCGATGTTCTGCACGCTGTTGGTAAGCAGTGCTTCGAGGCCGAGCCACGAGATGGCGAACGGCTTCGGCTTGATCGTCTTGACGTCGTCGAACTTCACTGCCTTGATGTCAGTAGGCATGGCGGGCCTCCTGGGTTCACCCTAGCGTCAGCTGGCTCCGATGGCAAGCTTCTTCAGAACACCCTCGATTGCGTTGGCGTATTCGACGGCGATGAATGACTTTGAGTCGCGGACCGCCTGCCAGAAGAAGTAGCCCTGGCGTCCACGGTGACGGAGGAACTGCTTGGTCGTCGGCCGTCTACGGCCACCGAACTCGGCACCGTAGAACACCATGCCCATCGTGACCGTGCCCGGTTTCGGTATCTTCTTGCCCAATGACGGCCCCGCGATACCTGCGGTTCGTTTGCGATTGGAGCGGCTCTTGGACGGATAGCCGCGGTTGTGGTCCAGCTTGATGGTCGGCACCCGGTCACGCCTGGCTCGCAAGCCCTCGACCACGACTTGGGCTTGGGATTTGCCGGATGAGCCGGGGCGTTGCGGGCCGTGCTTGGGTTGCGATGCAGCGTTGGTCTTGGCTCGATCTACCACGTGCTGGGCGACGACTTGTGCGGCGATACGCATCTCTCTGTTGAAGTTCTCGTTCGCCTGGCTCGCCTCACGCAGGAACTTGAACAGTCCGTCGACGACGAACGCGACCTCACCGGCACGACCGACGGCGGCGGCTCCCGATGACGTGCGACTCAGCTCTGCCATGTCACCGATTGTACGGCGTGTTGGGATGCTGCTTCACGAATCGCCAACGCAGGTACGCCTGCATCGTGAACAGCATCCTGGGCGATTCCTTCAACAACAGCGACGGGGCGATGCCCGTCTCGCACGCCAAATAGGCAATCAGCCAGTGGGCTGAGTTCTCTCCAAAGGGCCGATCTTGGCCTCCTCGGTGGTGATGGAAACACCGGTGACCTGTTGACGCCAAGCCTTGTAATCGAGCTCGGTCTTGCCGCGACGCTTCTCGGAGCACCACGCCAACCAGCCGAGGTCTCGAATCTTGAGGTCGTCCTCGATCTTGGCCATGGAGATGTTGTGGACTTCTTCGTATTCGCAGAAGTCGGCGAACTCGGCGACTGACACGCGGTCTCCGCTGTCCGAATGGACGAGCAACGCAATCTTCATGTTCCGTCTCCTTGTGTTGTTTGGTTAGATCAGCTGAGGGCTTTGGTGATTGCGCCCGAAATCGGGAAAGTCACATCGGCGGTGTTGAGTTCGCCGACCGCACCGTTGACCGGGGTCCATTCGGTGACGAGCACCGAGAACGTGTAGGACGGGTTGGTCGCCGTGGCGGCACCGGTGCCGTTCGGGCGGATGATGCAGGTGACCGCGGTCGAGCCGACGAGCGGGAAGAAGATTCCGTCGATGGCGTTGTAGTCGTTGTGGATGCTGAACGTCACCGAGTTGTCGATGAGGCCCGAGACACGGGTCTGGGCGGTCGAACCGAATGCGGTCGTGGACACTTCGGCAGCGGTCGTGGACAGCGTCACCGACGCGACGTTCGACGAGATGTCGGTGCCATTGAAGTTGATGTTCGCGTTGGTGAGAACCAGCTTTGCCATGATTACTTGTCTCCTGCCTTATCGGCTTTCGAGGGTTTCTTGGATTCTTCGACGGGCATGAGTATCCCGGCTTCGACCAACAACTCTACATTGTCGATTCCGTTGCCGTCCACAAATCCGCCCGGCTCAACACCGGTCACCGGGAACGGTCCAGATACGAGCCATTTCGCCATGTTCTAAGCGTACACCGTGACCTTGAAATCGACCGCCAGATACAGGGTGTCGTTGGCGTCGATGTTCGTGAGATTCTCCGCATTGGTGACGATGAGGTCGTCGCACACGCCGCCGAGGGTGCGGTCGGCTTCGATGGCGGCACGCAACGACTGCGTCCCGCTGAACGACATGTACTGATCCAACGCATCCTGCGCTGTCCGTTCGACGGAACGGTTGACGATGAGTGTGATGGTGAAGTTCATGACCACGCCACCGGAGCCCATGCCGGTCTGGTGGTAGGTGATGGTGTCGAGCGTGGGGAATGCGAACGGCGGGTTCACCTGGTCGGGCTGGTAGTCGAAGGCACGCAAACCCGAGATGGTTTCGATACGGGTCTTCAGGCCGTCCTTGACCTGGCTGATCGTGGCTGGCATCAGGCGAACATCCGCATGCGTCGATACGGCTCGACGAGCTGAGCCATGTCAGGGTCGAGGAATCGAGACACACGGATCGCACCGAGGTCGCCGAACCCGGCTACGCCGAGCGGCGAGTCGTACCGCTTGAAGATGCGCGACGCCTGGATGATGCACGCCTGGATGACCGGGTCAGGTACCGCAGCCCAACCCCAGCGTGCGGTCACCTGCACCAACGCCTGGTCACCGTAGTTGGCGTTCACCGTCGGGAACAGGTAGTCGCCGATGGCGCGCAGCTTGTTGTATGACCAGGTGAGTCCGTCGAGCACACCGTTCAACGGTTCGAGTTGCACGTCGGTGGATGCCCAGGTCGTGTCGAACACGCCGTCGGCGAACGACGACGTCTGAAGGATGAATCCGGTCGTGGTGTAAAAGTCGTCGACGTCGCACACGTACTCGGTGTTGGCTTGGAACACCCTCGGTGTGGCCGATGTGGCCGCCCAGAACTGTCGGTTGCAGTACCCGTCGATCAGCCTGGAGGCCGCCCCGCGGCAGTTGTCGATGAGGACGTCGTCGGCGGTGTCGGCGGTGCCGATTCGTAGGGCCGCCTTGACCTCGTTGCGGGTCGCATAAGAGTTGCTGTTGTCGGGCATGCAGCCCCAATCCTACTCTGGTACGCCTTTGCGTATCAGCCCTTCACGCAGACGCCGCTTGAAATCCTGCGCCTGCTGCTCACCGGCACGATTCGCAGGCCACGACGTCGAACCATGCCAACGATGCCAGATCACCCGGATGCGCGGGTCGAAGTCGGCGGTCAACCCGAAGTACGACCACTCCGACCACTGCACCTCGTCGGCGTAGATGTAATCACGCACCGGCACCTCACGCAGCGACGACAGACGGAACACGACGCCGCCGTTCTGAGGATTGTTCGGCAACTGCCACGTGTTGCGGAACGCATCCGGCCCAGACCACTGCGCCACCCAGTTCGCCTCACCCGCCTGCCGACACGGGAAGAACACCGCGTCCGCATCCGACTCGATCGGCACGAACGCATCCTGCGTGTACTCATCATCCAACCCCGAAAACACCCACCAGTCGCACAGACAATGCTCCGCGAAATCGTTCATCATCATGAAACCCCGATTCGGCACCACGACCAGCTGCACCCAACTCGGCACATCCCATTCACGGTCCGACACCAACAACACCTGGTCGGGTTTCGGATACGCCCGCTCGATGGATGCCAACCAGCGTGCACCGAACGTCGGAAAGTACACGTCACCGAACGAGATGGTGCCTGCCGCCATCAATCCCACGACTGCAGCAACCTTCGGTCCAACTCCCAATCCCGCAGCTCTTCCCAGGGCCGCTCCTGTCGATCATTGAATCGGTGCAGGTTTGATTGGAACGTCACCGTGTTCTTCTCACGGAACTTCTCGTTCGATGCCAACGTGCTCGAGTTTCGGTGATTCACCGCGGCCGTAGACAACAAGACGTTGATGTTGGCGCGCCTGGCACGGCTCTCAAAGTCAGTATCCTCAAAATACGCAGGATGGAAACCTTCGTGAAAGAGCCCGATGGTCTGCACGACTTGGCTGCCGATCCACACGCATGACCAGTTTGGTTTGCCGCCGAGCACGATGTTGGCTTTAGTTGCCGGGGCGTAGAATGCCGCCGTGCCACCCTCACCGAACTGCACGTCATGATTCACCAGCATCCACCCGGCAGAGAACGGTGTCGCCTTGATACCGAGATTCCATGACGCAGCCACACCAAGGTTTGACGGCATCCGCCACACGAACACCTCCTGCGCCTTGTGCGTCTTGGGCATCCAATCCGAGTTGCCGTTATCAATGCAGATGAGTTTGCCGATGCGGCCCTCGAAGGAGAGCAGCATCGCATCCACACGCCAATGCTCCGTGAGAACTGGCACAATCAGGACTGGGACGACCGGCACCATGCCGCAATCTCCTTCAATGCTGGCTTCCAATACTTCTCATAGACGAGGTCCGCGTCGTATTGCTTGGCGAACGTGACCGCCTGCTGAGACACGCCACGATTGTTCTTCGCCTCGTTCAACGCGTTCATGATGCTCGGCACGTTCGGCGTGATGAACCACGACAACTGCGCCGCATCCCAGAACGGCTGACCCTCAACCAGCCAGCCGTCACCCAACAACTCGGGTTGGGCGGTGAAGTTCGAGACGATGACCCGCGTCCCGCACGCCTGCGCCTCGATGACGGGCACACCGAACCCTTCACCCATACTGGTAGCCAGCAGCACGTCTGCGCCGCTGTACAGGGCCGCCAGAGCGTTCTGAGGGTATCCCATGCGGTACATGTAAGGGTCCGCAAACTTCACTCGATCAGGCTCGACACCGCACGCCCTCAGCAGCACCGTCAGGTTGATGCCGCCCATCGCCGGGGTTTCGTCGGTGTGCATGTAGAGCACCGCATCGGGGTTCTTCTGCGCAAACATTCCGAACGCCATCAGGTTCTCGGCGAACGCCTTGCGCGGCGGATGCACACCCTTGTTCGCGGCCGTCATCATCACCACGAAACGGTCGTCCTCCCAACCCATCAACTGTCGACCCGTCATCTTCTTGCCGCCGTTGTCGACGATGTGCGGCGTCGGCTTGAACACCGGCTCGATTGCGTGCGGAACGTAGACGCTACGAATCCCGACCTGCTCCAGCATCCTCTGCCCGAACTGCGACATAGCAATCGGGAACACGTTCGGCTTCTTGCACCAGTTGACCACATCGGGCGGGCACGGCGCATGGTCGATCGGAACCCACGATGCGATGTTCGGAATCTTCTCGAGGTTCGGAGCCTTCAACACCCACACGTCGAACAGGGTGATGAGCAGTTTTATCAGGTCCGTCGACTGCGTCCACTCTTGCCAGTGCGCGGCGATGATGTCGTCGGAGTAGTTGTTGAGTCCCGCCGGGTAGATCTTGATTCCGTTCCAGTTCGACGACGCGCCGTGGAGCCCGTAGTTCGAGTGGATTGCGATTTCGTGCCCGTCTTTGATGAGCCTTTGGACCGCTTGCTGCGTTTGTTGTCCGTAGCCGGTTCCTGCCCACGGGGCGTTCGAGTACCAGAGGGCTCTGATGCGGTCCGCGGGTCGAACACGGACTCCTCCAACTCGTGCGCCACGCCCAGCTGCAAGAGCAGGATCGCCGTCGGTTC